CCGGGCTGTCCTATGTCGATCGTTTCGGCGTCACGATCCGTCCGGACCTGCTCGCATTCGATGACGTTCAAACGCCACAGACTGCACTGTCCCCATCGCAGACCGAACAGCTTGAGGATCGAATCACAAAGACATTTGGCGGGCTTGCTGGCCTCGGTCAGAAGATGGCTCAGATCATGGTTTGCACCGTTCGCGAACCGGATGACCTGACAATCAGATTCTTAAATCGAGAACGGCACAAAGACTGGCACGGCAAGGTTTACCCGTCAGTTTTGCGAATGCCTGACAGAATGGACCTGTGGGACTCCTACGCGGCAAAGCTCGGGCAGGGAGCAACTCCGGACGAGGGTAAGAAGCTCGCTCAGGAATTCTATGTACAGAATCGGGCCGCGATGGATGTCGGCGGAGTCATCGCTTGGGAGCATGATAAACTTCCGGAGGAGCTTTCGGCACTTCAATCGCTGATGACGATCAGGGCACTTGACCCGGAATTCTTCCGCAAAGAGATTCAGCAGGAAGGCGACGCGCCGGTAAACACAAGCGGGCTGAAGCTGGATTCACAGACGCTAATGAATCGGCTGTCAAATGTTCCGCGCGGGTCGATGCCTGAAAGCTCAAGCTATCTGACAGCGTTCATCGACTCATCAGATCAAGTCTTGTGGGGAATGGTGTTGTCGGTCAACTCAGATTTCAGTGGGGCTGTTGTTGATTACAGGACATGGCCAGATCAGGGTCGGCCGATTTTTTACAAGTCGGATCTCGTGCGGACGATCGGGCAGGAACTTCCGGGCAAATCATGGGAAGAGGCTTTCGTCCACGCTCACAATCAGTTCGAGGCCGAACTATTCGCCGACTTCCCGGATCTTGACATCATGATGAAAGACTGGTCGGACGGCGGCCAGATGCCGCTGATTCGATCGCAGATTCAGGCGAGCAAAGAACGATCACGGATGCGGCCATCGAAGGGGTTTGCCATCGCGGCCGGTCGAAAGCCGATCCATTTATGGGGCGATCCAGTTAGAGACAAGTCAGGCACTGGATGGATCGAGCGACGATCGGACACGCCGACGCATGTGCAGTTTGACGCGAACCTGATGAAAAGCTTCGCCAGTCGACGACTGTTGACGGCGGTCGGGGCTCCATCGGCAATCGTTCTGCCTGGCACTGAGGAACGATCGAATCGATTGCTGGCCGAACACTTCACGGCAGAAACTCCCAAGGAAAAGGCGATCGACGGTGCGAAGTCGATCGTCTGGGCGCAGAACGTTGGGCGTGATAATGACTGGTGGGATACCTTCGTTGGGTGTCTCGTGGGTGCCTCTGTTTTAGGATGCAAGCTGAATGGCGATAGCGGAACAAAAAAAGAGATCAGGGCGTTCGCACTACCAGGAGGGGCGCGACGTGGGTGAGTTCAAACTGCCGGGCAGCGGGCTGAAGTGTGATAAGTGCGGCGGGGAATTGCCGAACGTCGCACACACGAGGAAGACCGTGGGAATGATCATCCGAGAGCGTCGGTGCTCTAAATGTGGTGAGCTAAACAAGACAATGGAAAGGGTGATCGCGGGTTACGGCAAAGGAACTTTTTCAGGTCCGTGCGAGTGAATGGCATTAGCGCCACACAGACCATCGACAACGCATAGCAACTGATCGACACTGGCCAACGTCAAACCATAACTAGGTTTCACGGGGTTCACAGTGTCAGCAATTTCCGATCAACTCGCCGCCGAAGCGTTAAAGGCTCAGACCGTCAGCAATGATGGTGTGACTGTCTCACGTCGTTCGCTCACGGAGTTGATGGAATACGAAAAGCATCTTGCGGCCAAAGCTGCAACTGCCGACATGGGGGCAACCGTTCGCGGGATGTTCTCCAAGATCGTCGCACCGGGGGGCCACTAATTATGTGGCCATTCACCCGCAAGAAACACAAGCCAATTGAGGTCAACGCAAAGTTCGACCTCGCGCAAACCACAGCCGACAACCGCAAGCACTGGGCTGCTGCTGACGGGCTTTCCGCTCGTGCCGCAATGTCTGCTGCTGTTCGTCGCGTCGTTCGCATTCGCTCACGATATGAGGCCGAAAATAACTCGTGGTATGCCGGTATTCTTCGCACAGCGGTGAACCATATCGTTGGCAACGGCCCTCGATTGCAGTTGCTGACAGAATCGCCCGAAGCGAACGCACGGATTGAAAAAGCGTGGCGGCAATGGGCCACGAAGATCGATCTTGCTGACATGCTCCGCACGATTTGTGAGGCATATTGGCGAGACGGCGAAGTCTTTGCGATGCGAGCCGACCGGCCGCAAAACTGGCCGCTGACTCTCGATATCCGCACGATTGAAGCCGATCAAGTCGCAAATCCTTGGGCGTCGTCAGTTTACAACGATCCGTTCATTGACGACGGCATCCGGTTTGACCGATCGACGAACGAGCTAGAGGTTTACGTTTACAACCACCATCCGGGCAGCAACGTTCCGCTGTCGACGATGGACGGTGATTGGTACTCATCCAAAGAGGTCTTGCACCTGTTCCGGGCTGATCGTCCAGGGCAAACACGCGGAATTCCACGGGCAACGCCAGCACTCCAGACGCTGCCAATCATGCGACGGCAGGAACTAGCAACGCTCTACTCCGCCGAGACTGCCGCAAACTTTGCAATGTATCTCAAGAGCAACTCACCGAGCATCGATCCGTCATCGTCGCCAGCCGACTTTGCCGAGATTGAATTGACTCGCAACATGCTGACGACTCTTCCGGCCGGGTGGGAGATCGGACAAGTCGAGCCGAAGCAGCCTGGGCCACTCTACGAAATGTTCCAGCGGCAGGCCCTGCAGAGCTTCAGCCGTTGTACCAACATGCCGTACACGCTGGCAGCAGGCACTGGCAAAGACGCAAACTTCTCCAGCTTCAAAGGCGACATGAAAAATGTGTGGGAGCCTGAAGTTCAGTGTGAGCAGTCGCGAATTGAGTGGTCAATCATCGAGCCGGTTTTCCGTTGGTTCCTTGAATCAGCCATCTACGTTCCGGGCCTGCTCGATGGCCTACCGTCAATTAACCAGATTGATCATCGCTGGCATTGGCCACCACTTCCAGAACTTGACGCAGTGGACTCAGCGAACGCCGCTGCAATTCGATTGAAGTCAGGGCTGTCGACTCCGACACAGGAACATGCAAGACGCGGGCAGGACTGGGACACTGAGTGCGCTCGCGCCGCCTCGGATTTCGGCGTTCCTGTGGAGACTTACAAACAGGCATTGTTCGCGATTACGTTCGACTCGGCAGCCTCGGCCCCGACATCAACAACAGTCACGACTGGCACGACGGCAGTGGCAGATACGGCGATGAACGGAGCGCAAGTCACGTCTATCGTTGAAATCATTTCGCAAGTCGCTGGCAGAGTCATTCCGCCAATCTCCGCGAAGGCGTTGATTCGATCCGCATTCCCCGCGATTCCAGAAGCAAACGTCGACGCAATGTTATCGCCATTTGCCGCACTTCCGTCGACCGTACAGCCGGGAATTGCAGCCGATGGAATGCCACAGGGCGAATATACGCAGCTCGGGCAGAGGGCATTTTCTAACAATCAAAAACGCATCATGCAAACGCTGCAGAAACTGGTTGATGGCGCGGTGACTCAAGTGATGGCTGAGCAAACGCTCGCCTCAATTGGCCTCGCTCCTGATCGCATCGCCGCATTGATCGCAGACGCAATGGACGGCGGTATCGAACCGTCAGTCATTCAGGAGGTTGCGGTATGAAGCCAGTAAGCATAACAGCATTTCTTCGCCTGAAAGCCAACGGGGCAGGCAAGCCGAAACGGTTTTCAATCCTTGCCTACTCAGGCGGAACACTTCCAGTTGATGGATTCCCGCATCCGGTCGTCGTGGATCTGGCGGGCCTCGAACTGCCAGGATCAATTCCAATCCTGATCGACCACAAAAAGAGCGTTGAAGCAACTCTCGGACTGACTGACAACATCCATAACGACGGCATGAAACTGACGCTTGCTGGCGCGGTTACAGGGCAGTCAGCACTTGCGCAACAGGTACTCGCACAAGCAGCAGCCGGTCACACATGGCAGGCGTCAATTGGCGCGATGGTCATCGAGTCTGAAGACATTCCAGCCGGTCAAACGGCAACAGCAAACGGGCAGACCTTCACAGGGCCTGTTGTGATCGCACGGCGTTCCGTGCTTCGTGAAACGTCGGTTCTCCCAATGGGGGCGGACTCGACAACTTCAGTGAATCTGGCAGCATCCGCTCGCCGGTTTTTGAAAGGATCGGCAGCTATGTCGTTCGAAGATTATTGCAAGAGTTTGGGGCTTGATGCCGCCACTCTAACGCCAGAAGCTGCCGCTGCTCTGCAGACCAGTTTCTCGGCAACTCAGGCACCAGCCGCGCCAGTGATGGCCGCTCCTGTTGCTCCAGCATCCTCGCCCGCACTGCCAACCGCTGCTGCTCAGGCCATGCTTGACCTGACGGCATCATTGACGGAAGGACGAAAGCAGATCGCTGCTCAGTTCCGCAAGTCAGCAGAGATCCAGGCGAAGGCGGCTGGCCATCCAATGATTGCTGCAACAGCAATTGAACAGGACTGGTCAATCGAGAAGGTTGAACTGGAAGTCATTAAGGCTTCGATGGCGTCAGGCAAGACTCGTCCGACATCATTCGGAACGGCCCAGAATGCACCTGAACTGATGCCCTTGGTTCTTGAAGCCGCACTTTGCTCAACACGCGGAATCAAGGACACTGAAAAGCAGTTCGACGACAAGACGTTGCAGGCTGCACATTCTCAGTTTCGTCGTGGGGCTGGTCTTCAGCAGATCATGCTCATGGCGGCTGCTGCCAATGGTATGCCAATGTCCGCCGGGCTGAAGATCACAACCGGAAACATCCGCGAAGTGCTCGGTTACGCTTGTCCAGACGGACGAACCGTGAGTGCAGCGTTTACGGCGATCAGTCTTCCGGGCATCCTGTCGAATGTAGCAAACAAGGAGTTGCTACAGGGTTACATGGAGGAGGATATGGTTTGGAAGGAAATCGCCCAGACGAAGACCGTCAGCGACTTCAAAACCGTCACGAGCTACCGCCTGCTTGATGATATGTCCTATGACAAACTTGGCCCAGGTGGCGTGATGAAACACGGCACTCTGAGCGAGGAGTCATTCACTCGCTCGGTCGACACCTACGCGAAAATGGCAAGCCTGACACGACAGGACATTATCAACGATGATCTGTCGGCGTTCGACGATCTTCGCAATCGCATCGGCCGTGGCGGGGCCATGAAACTGAACGATCTGTTCTGGTCGACGTTCCTGGGCAACCTTGCGACGATCTTCACAGCAACTCGAACGAACTACATCAGCGGGTCGACGACTAACCTCGGGACTGATGGCGTTGGTCTGGGTCTCGGTCAGAAGGCTTGGCGTCAGCGAACGACTTCATCAGCAGACGGGGCAAAGCGGCTGTCAGGGACTGCGAAGTTCTTGCTTGTTCCGCCAGAGCTTGAAACCGTTGCAGACGCTCTTTACGGAGCACGCAACATTGCGGCCGTCAAGGTTTCGGATGTCAACACATTCGCAAACAAGTACACGCCGATCGTCGCCAATCAGCTTTCTGATTCGTCGATCAGCGGATACTCAACCACAGCATGGTACTTGCTCGGTGACAAGTCACAGGGTACGCCAGTTGTCGTGAGCTTCCTGAATGGTCAGGAAACGCCAACGGTCGAATCCGCTGATGCGGACTTCAATCAGCTTGGCATTCAGTTCCGTGGCTATCACGACTTTGGTTGTGACCTTGGTGACGGATACCTAAACGCTCTCATGAGCAAGGGTGCAGCGTAGTCACTTCGTGACGATGACGACATGAGCCTGCCGGAGTTGTTCCGGCGGGCCACTTTTGAACACGAATTTTGGAGGTCACGAACATGCCGCAAGTACCGGCGAAAACATACTCAGACGAATGTGCCATCGACTACACGCCATCTAGTGCAGTCACTGGCGGGGACGTGATTGTCCTGAACGGAATTGTCGGCGTTGCAATCACCGACATCGCGGCAAACGATCAAGGTTCACTGGCCGTTGAGGGGCTGTTTAAGCTGCCTAAGACGACAGCCGCTTGGGTTCGGGGATTGCCGGTCCACTGGAATCCAACTGGCGATCCTGACAGCGGAACGGCTGGCACAGGTGCAGCCAATCAACTCGGCGTCGGCACATACGCTGGCGAATGTGTCGAAACAGCAGCGAGCGGCGATGATTATGGTGTGGTGATGCTGAACGCATTCACAAACCTAATGGCAGTGAGTTCCGTCACTGCAGCCGGTTCAGTTATTGGTGACGCTGCTCAGCTATGCCAAGGCATTAACGTGGTTACTGGTGCGGACGGAACAAAGGGCGTAATTCTTCCAACTGCAGTGCCAGGGATGACAGTCATCGTTAAGGGTGTAACTGCTGGCGTTCTAAAGGTGTGGCCAAAGACTGGTGCGACAATCAACGCGCTGTCAGCTTCAGCCGCGCTGAGCATGACTACTGGGGCTATGCCGTTGACGTTCGTGGCAACGTCAGCGACTCAGTGGTATACGCTTCCTCTGGTAGCCAGTTAATCCATGAGCGACTTTGATAACGCTATCGGAGAGATGACGGAAGACCTGCTCACGGAAGCGGGCGGGTCTTTCGTTTATCGTCGCGGCTCAGTGTCAACGACGATCACGCTTAACATGCAGAAGCAGCCGTCAGAGATTGTCGAAGTCGGCGGGATCCAGATCCAAATCCATCCGGTGGACTTCAAGGGGCTCACCACCTCGCTGCCTTATGACCCGCCCCGAAAGGGAGATCTGATCATTGGCGGCGGGAAAAAATATGAGGTTCATCCAACGACGTCGGAATTGGTGTTTAGGCGAATCTCCCCGAAAATGACGCGAATTCATGCGAAGCTGATCGAATGAGCAATGAAACACTGAGCCCACATCAAGATATTTCTCAGAAATTGGCGACCTCGATTAAGGGGTGGGCCAAAGTTCCAGATGGGTTTGCAATCGAGCGATCATATGGAATCGAGAAGTTTTTTGGCGGATGGGAAGACGCGGCTTTAGGGCGAATTGTGACGGTAGTTTCTGGAGTCGAATCGCAACGCATTGGAAATGTAAATCAGGATGATGTGACGATTTCCGTTGCATATTTACGGAGGCTCGAAGCCACATCGAAGGTGGATGAAATGGATTCTTCCGATCTACAGTGTGATCAGTTGAGAACATTCCTTCAGGGCTCCGACGTAAAAACAATCGAACTTCCGGACTGGAGCACCAAGGGAAACCGCGTCAATACCTCTCTGCCGACTCCGTACTCTTCGGAGATGGCTACATCCTCCAGCTTGTTTATTGCGATCATTCAAACGGTCTACAGAATACTGCGAATGAATGCAACATGACAGGAATCGGATTTGACACATTTAAGACTCAGCTATCGCGGTTTACCGACCGGACAATAAATCAAGTCCTCGGAAGGCAAAAACAGGCGTTTTTCAATCGGGTCGGCGGCTTAATTCGCGTGACGGCAAAGCGCAGTTTACGAAAAGCTCCACAGAAAAAACTTAATGAGTTGACTGAGGCCGAGCGAATACGCTTCACCAGGCAGCAAAGAGCGTTTCGTCGCGGCCGAATAAACAGCAGGCCAAGGCGACCAGACAAAACGGCATCTCGTGGAAATCCTCCGTTGCTTCATATGAAGAAAAGCCCGCTGCGAGAGCTGATATTTTTTTACACATCGAGAGACAAAACATCTGTTCTCATTGGCCCGTCATCATATAGAAACGGAGATCTGTTTTTACTTGAACAGCATTTTCCATTCATGGCTCCGGCCTTGATCAAGATTACTCCAACAATTCCGTCACATCTCGCCGCCGCAAGTGGCACAAACTAAGGACCAACCGATATGCCAGCAGCAACACCCGGGGCCGTTTACGGCGACGATGCAAAACTTTACTACTCAGCGACACTCGGCGGAGCTGGATCACTGACGGTGATTGATTGCGTGATTGACGACACGATCAACCGCGAACGCAGATCAAGCGAAGTCGTTTACCGCGGAGCGGACGAAGTGATGGAGCACGTCGGCAAGTGCAAAACGACGATCAGCGGAAACTTCATGACGCTGGTCGGAACACCGGGCGTCGCCTATCTCGTTCTCAAGGCCGCCTTTCAGGCGAAAACCACGCTGCACTGGGCCGCCTCGACTGGTGACATCACTGAGGTCGGCGCACAAGTGACACGTTTCGAGGGCAAGCTCAAGAGCTGGACCGAGTCACGCCCGGATAATGGAAACGTCCAGGTGGCTTTCGAAATCGTTAAGACTCCGGATAGCAGCTACTCGACGACGCTGGCCGTCACCGCGTCATAATCGAACGCCCATTTTCAACGCCGCAGTGGCAACACTGCGGCCCCTTCCGTTTGTTTTTTGAGGAATGAAACGATGCCGGAACTCGGCGAGATCAACATGGTCGAGGTGATTGCCTCGGATGGAACGAAAACGATGGTCAAGCTAGTGACGATCGGCATCAAACGCGATCCGAAACCGCCGGAGCCACAGGAACCAGCGACGCCGGCTCAACCTGAATAAACCGGCCGCAGAACAACGCAACCGAACGCACTGAGGGCAAACAATGC